AACCTATTTTTTTAGCCACAAAGTTATTTGTTGCTGGGTCCATATTACAATTTGTGAATTTTTCAATTACAATAGGGTTTGCATCAGTATCAAAGAAATTTCTAACTAATACATCAAATGACATATTATTATATGATAAGTTAGCTATAGACACTTTAATTTCAGTATTTGCCGAATCACCATCAGAGATTGAGATAAATTTAAATAATTTGTAAACCTTGTTACCTCTTAATTCTGAAACTAAATAAGGTGTTTCAGGTGATTGATACTGCTCTAAATTATATGCTATTGATGAACTATTTTCACTTCTAGCATCAGGTAATGCAATTAAATCACACGCTAACCCACGAATATAACCTTGGTTATATGCATAATTTAAAGACGCTTGATATGCTTCCTCAACATAAATTGGTACTTCAAATCTTGATTTACCAAAATTATCAACACCCAATACTTTAGTAATATATTTTGCCGATGAAGCTAATAATGAAGTCTCAAATGAGAATGTATCTAATTCTCTTGTTACCCCTGATAATAAAAAAGTAGCGTAAGGTGATTTTGTAATACCAGAATATTGACCAGTACATATTAATTGTAAATCTGTAAGTCCACTTACTTGATAAACAGGACCGTGGTTTTCACTAGCACTACTATTATCAAAAAGAGAAATTCCTCTTGAACGAATAGTTCCGACAACCATGTTGTTAAATTCTGAATACGCAGTACCAGTAAATGTGTATGAATTACCAACAATAGTTCCCGTAAATGTACTAGACGCTCCTGAAACTAAATTAGAAACAGTGTAATAGAATGAATAACCTGTATAATTACCTGTTAATGAGTCATTGTTTTCAAATTCAAAGTTAGCATAATACCAAGAATCGTTAGCACCTTCAGTTAATTCGTTCTGTGTGAAATTATTTTCACAACCATATGGACTATAATCTGTTGTATATGTTCCAACTAAAGTTTGGTAGTCAGATTCAGGTATCGCACCATATATAACCGCAGTAGTTGCGGATGTTGATGGTATATCCATAATACCGTCTAAATAAGTATTAAAGTCATCTTGTAATGTTGATGTTGTGCCGTCTTGTAATCTATACTCAACATTTAAATTTGCATCAACTTCAAGAGGTAATGCTCCACTAATAAATGTAATTGTATTACCTGTTGAGCTTCCTGTAAAGCCAGCAGTAAATGCGACACCAACAGATGGGTTACCGATAGTTGTTGGGTCTACATTGGCTGTGACGTTAAGAGTCCATGATGGTCCTGCGTCATAACCCGATAAACCTAAAACTCTGGTAACAAACAATTGGTTAGATTGTTGTAAATATGATTTAGCAATATATGCCGCCTCATACTTTGGTATTTGAGTATTATAAAACTTAACGGGTTCTGTTCCCCCGAAATAAGCTTGGAACTCATCATAGTTAGTTATGAATACTGGTTCGAATGCTGGACCTTTTAAAGTTTCTCCAACAAGACCTAAAGTCGTTACACCCACACTTTGGGCTACGAATGATAAGTCGGTTTCAGATGTGTATACGCCTGGTGATACGAATACTTTTTGATTTGCTTGTGCTGTTGCCATTATTAAATTATTCTGTTACAGATTTATTTTATAGATAAATATTCATTATTATATGAAAAAACTTTACTTTTAGGTAAGTATTTATAAACGGTAGGAATTAATTCTGCCTTTTTTCTCACCATGAAAACAAAGAAAGAAATCAAGAACATAAAAATATCCCCTGAATCACATGATATACTGAAAAAGTACTGTGATAAACGTGGGATAAAGATTTATAAGTTTTTAGAAAATTTAATTATTGAAAAATGTAAAGAAAAGAAAGATATATACGGAGAAGATTAAACTAACCCACTATTAAAGGTTATTTTTGATTCCTGAGTGTTATCAATTTTTGTAACTTCAATCCTTAAAATGTCGTTAGTTGTAATTTGAATTACTGAAACATCACTACCATAATAATCATCATTGATGTAAACATCATAAGTATTAATATTGTCTGTACCCACTAAAGACATGTTTGCAGTAAAATCAATCATATCAACTAAAGTGGTATTACCTGAAACAAAAACAAATTCAGAAGGAAACTCGTTAGGATTTTTTGGATACCTGTCTATTTTTTGTCTTCTTGTTGTTGTTGTATCTAATTCAATTAATTGTGTTATTCTTTGAATTGCTGGCTTAACTTCAAACTCATTTTCATCAATTAGATATCCTAACATTGTAAAGTCATAATTCTGAACGTAGTATTTTCTTGATTCTATTGTCATTTGAGATTCGTCTGAAACGTTATCTAAAATAATTGGGACGTATTGACCTTTAATAAAAGTATAGGCTTGTCTTGATGCAAATGTTTGCATAACAATCTTATTTAATTGGTTAAGTTCTCTCATTCTATTACAAATGATTTTAACACTATATTTGATATCAACAGGAACAGGTTGTGGAATTGTATAAATGTCCATACCTTGCTCATTACCATTCCAAGTTGGAACAGATGCATAATAAAATTGTTTTCTATTTGGAATTGTATATTGAAGTGATGGGTTTGTACCATACTTAACTTCAGGAGTTCTAACAACTGTTATAAATGGTGGAGATGGATTATAATCTAAATCCACAAACTTCCAAGTTTCTAAATATTGTGACCAGTTTTGTGTTGTAATAATAATATCCAACATTGGAACAATTTTACCTGCAGTTACAACTTCAAGTTCTGTTTTAACAAAATCCAACATACCCCTATCCAAATCAGCATGTAATACTGACTTAGGTAAATAAGTTCCGTCTTCTTTAATATACTCTAAAAGTTGTTCTCTTCTTTCAGATAAAACTTTTCTTGGCACTAAAGGCAAAGTTGGTTTAACTATGGTTTTAGGTAATGGCATTATTTTATTTTACAACAAATAGTTTATTTTTTGAGTTTATCATATCAACTTCTTGTGCGTGATAAACAGGCTCTTCAGTATTCTTAAATACAAATGTGTCGTTTTTGTATGGATTATACGTTACAACTTTATCTGATGATGGTGTTGGTATTCCATCACAAGGATATTCACAATAGTCCAATAATTTTCCTATTACAAATGCGTGAACGTTTTTTGATTTTTCTGAACGAACTCTCTCTTTACCACCTTTTCTAACTCTAAATTCAACATCACCCAATTTAACATAGTCAGCATGCATAATTACTTTACTGTCGTATGTTACCGAAAAGGTGTGTTTGTGTAAATTATAATACACCATAACTTTTTTACCAACAAATAAAGAATCAAATTGTGACTCTGTTATAACAACATTCATTAAATTCCTCTAAATTCATTTTCACTTACATATGTTGCAACAACCGTTCTATAAAATGGTTTGTATCCTGCATATGTATGTTTATTGTCGGACCTTACATATCCGTCATCACTAACCGAATAATATCTAACTCGGTCTTCGGTTTCATAATAACCAAGGTAATCACCCATGAATATTTCAACACCCAATTCATCAAGTTGTTTTTGATAAACGGAGAATTTCATATTACCTGGTTCTTGTTGTTCAACTTTAGAACTACCCAAAAATTTCTGAGCAGGTGCCATGACTTGAACAAGTCCCTTTAATTCAACAGGAACCAAAAATTGTATCCCGTCTTCCAAAACCTCACCATATACACTATCAGTCTTTGTTTTATATCGGTCAATACGATATAATACAACCGTGAAGTTCATATCACCTTCTAACCACTCTTGGCCCATATTGGTATCCAAGGCGTAGTCTTCTCCACCAAAGAACTTACCTAATCTTGTAATTGGAACTAATTTCTGCATATATTGATAAATACTCAAACTTCAACTATATTTAATACAAACTTTTATTAAAAAGAATGGAAATAAGTTTGGAGTCAAAAGCGATGACTATTCTTGAGGGTTATGAAGGTGGTAATAACTACCTTTTAGAATTGAAACGTAAATCTAAAATTAACAAAAAATTCTACCCGACAAGGAGTCAATCGGAATATATTATATCGTTCCACGATAAGCAACCAAAGGTTGCCAAGAAGTGGGTGATTCTTGACGCCTATTTTGCACAGAAGTTAGCAGACGATAAACTATACACCGAAATACCACAAAAAGTTTGGGTTGAGAAGCTATTGGCGGATAAAGAAAAGGCTTACCACATTTGGGGTAAAGTTTTTGATAGTGAAGAACTTCATGATTTTTGGTTACCAAAAGCTGCAATTATAAAAGATAACTCTGTTAAAGATGTTGTTATTGATTATTCAAAATACTCTCATCGTCCACCACTTGAACATCAAAAAGAAGCAATCCAAAAATTAGTTGAAAATAAAAAGTTTATCTTGGCTGATGATATGGGTCTTGGTAAAACAACCTCAACTATTATTGCCGCGTTAGAGTCAGGTTCCAAAAAAGTTTTAATCATTTGTCCAGCAACTTTAAAGATTAACTGGAAACGTGAAATTGAAAACTATTCGGATAAAACAATTTACATTGCTGAAAGTAAAAACTTTAATACTGAAGCGGATTATGTAATCATAAACTACGATATATTAAAAAATTTCCATGACCCCAAAAAGAAAAATGAATCTCAAGTTCTTGCTTCAAATTTTGATTTGGTTATTATTGACGAGGCACACTATATTAAAAATGTTACGGCTCAAAGAACAAAATTAATTAATGACATTGTTAAAAATATTGACCGACTTTGGTTATTATCAGGAACACCAATGACATCACGACCAATTGACTATTTCAACCTATTAAGTTTAATTGATTCACCTGTGGCAATAAATTGGATCGCGTATGCCATCAGATATTGTCAAGGTTATCAGTTTAATGTTGGAGGGAGAAAAGTTTGGAACGTAACAGGAGCCTCAAACTTAGAAGAATTAAGAGACCGAACATTAGGATTAACATTAAGAAGATTAAAAGAAAATGTTCTTGACCTACCTGACAAAATTATCACACCTGTTTACTTGAGATTAAAATCAAAACAATACGAAGAAGTAATGGGTGAATACTACGATTGGTATGACAAAAACCCTGAAGAATCAAAATCACTTACGGTTCAATTCTCAAAATTAACAAAAGTTAGACAAATTATTGCTGATGAAAAAATTGCTCAAACAATTGAACTTGCTGAAAACATTTTAGAACAAGATAAGAAGGTTATTATATTCTGTAACTTTACCGATTCATTAAATAAAATTACCGAACACTTTGGAAAAGCGGCGGTTAAACTTGATGGTTCAATGTCAAAACCTGAAAGACAAAGAAGTGTTGATGAGTTTCAGGATAATCCAAAAGTTAAAGTATTTGTGGGTAATATTAAAGCGGCAGGTGTCGGTATCACATTAACCGCAGCTGAAGCTGTAATCATGAATGACCTATCATTTTTACCGTCAGACCACGCACAATCCGAAGACAGAGCATATCGTTACGGTCAAAAAAATAACGTATTAGTTTACTACCCAATATTTGAAAACACAATTGAAGGTGTCATTTACGATATCCTAAACAACAAAAAACAAGTCATCGCAACAGTAATGGGTGATGACCAACACCCCGCCGACGCCGCAGAAGAAATATTACAAAGAATTAATAATTTGCGAAATTAGTCAACTACGGATTATTTATATATAACGGATAATCCAAAATTATGAAAAAAACACAAGAGAAAATCCAACAACTAGAAAACCAAATACTTGAAAACCACGTTAACCAAGAAAAAGAGTTGTTGATTACCGAAATGAAAAAAATAGGAATAGAAAAATTACCTTACTCCTATACAGCCCTCAAACAGTTTATTGACCCAGAGACAATGAACTTTCATTATAACAAACATTATAAAGGGTATGTGGATAAACTAAACGACGCATTAGCTAAAAAGAAATACGGAGATTTAGATTTAGAAAAAATTATCAAGACCATAAGTCGTTTTGATAAGACAATAAGAAACAACGCAGGTGGGGCATTTAACCACGCACTGTTTTGGAACATGTTAACACCCGAACCAAAAAAATTGGATGGTGAACTTTATAAAAAGATAACCAAACAATGGGGTACCTTCACAAATTTCAAAAAAGAATTTGAGAAACAAGCCAAAGACCGTTTCGGTTCAGGTTGGGTGTGGTTAATTCTAACCTCAAATAACACTTTAAAAATTATGTCAACTCCAAACCAAGACAATCCATTAATGAATGTGATTGAAGGTGGGGGATTTCCTTTATTAGGTTTAGACCTGTGGGAACATGCCTATTATTTAAAATATAGAAACAAAAGAGATGAATACATCACGAACTTTTGGAAAGTAGTTAATTGGGATTTTGTTACCAAGATGTATGAAATGAAAGTTGAAACCAAATTAACCGAATCTATAAAAATGAAACAAGTTTTAAGTGAAGGTAAATCTGAAATGTGTTCTCAATCAGAGAATGAATTTTATAGAATGTTGTTTAATGTAAATTCAGATATTAAGTGGACTTATATGAACGGTATTAAT